ATTTTCATAATGCCACGCATGAAATCCACCACCGATTGGTATTCTCTTTGCCTTAACATCATATAATAAAAATTTTCCCTCACCTAATAAACTATAATCTTCCAAATAATTATCCACACATGGTTTTATTTTAGGTAAAAAAGTTCTCACAAACTTATCAGATGAAGTTAAATCATACGCATCATCATTTGAAAAATTTATGGTCTCGTGGTCTCGATTATGTGCTTTAGCAACCTCTTGTGTAATCAACCCCTCACCTCTTAAATAATTAATATATTCTATCCATTTTGCACAATATTCATCTGTCAGTGCATTTTCATAAATGGTAATGAAATCAGTAATCATAATAATTTTTTATAATAATTTAATTAATGTCTATTGAAACTGCTTGTCCTCCATTTCTACCACCTACGGAATTTCCAGTTAAGTTGCTGTTATTTCGGATTGCTTGAGTTCTGTAGTATATAGCTTTACCGTCAGTACCTGGTCCACCAGGATTTACGGGTGCATCATATCCAACACCTGGTCTATCCTGAGTTCCTTTTGTACCAGCTTCAGCACCAAGTTCGAAATCACCACCATCACCACCTGGACCAGCATTTGCTCCTCCCTCATCACCAACGCCTCCACCATCACCTCCATTATCTAAGCTACCATCAAAACCAGGTTGTCCTCTTTGATCAAATGGTAATCCATCACTAGAGTCATACTCTTGAAAACCTGCAAGGTTACCTTGACCACCTTGACCAGCTGGAAGACCAGCGCCTCCACCTCCACCTCCACCAGATCTACCGTAGTCCTCATCACTCTTGTCTGATGGATCATTGGCAGCACCACTACCACCTCCGCCACCACCATATCCACATCTTATAAGTCCATTATTATTAATGGTAGCAGCATATTCAATACCCAAGGCACTCATACCTGTAAAACCACCACTAAGTCCATTAGTAGTATTATTAGCACCACCTCCACCACCTTTTCCACCAGCACCATATATTTTTCCTGAAGAACCTACATCAACTTGTAAAGTTGTGCCAGTTGGCCAGATTCCAGTGCGAAGTGATACCGAATCTCGATCTCCTTCAAGTTTTCCTCCTATTGTTTTATTCACATGAACAATAATTTTCCTACCATCTCTCCACTTAGTTGATGTTAGTTTATAATCATTATTAGCACCAGTTACGGTTGCATCTGGAGCTTGTGCAAATCCACCAACAACTTTCAATGGATTACTTGTTGGTTCATTAACATATCTGTGTGTAGCAGTTAATGTAGCTCTACCATCATCATCTACTGTTTCTTGATTCCCATTATAATAATTAACTACAATATTTAATTTTTTACCATAAAAATCACTAAATTTAATTTCACCATTATTTGGAATTCCAGTATCTAACGGTAAATTTGTTAACTCACCAGCATTTTTATTTTTAAAACGTGGGTCATCTCTACGATATTGTCCTAAAGAGTAATCACCTTGACCAAACTCTGCCGCTATGTCGAGATCAAAACTTAATGAATCTCCATTTACTGTTGGATCTGATGGTTTTGTCTTATTGATAGTCATTGTTATGTGCTAGTAATTGTTTCCCAAGCATTTCCAGTGTATACTTGCAACTTATTAATATCATAGTTGTATATGAGGGCACCAGTCTCAGTGGCTAATCCAGCATGACCTACTAGTGCTGTTCTTTGAGCAGTGGATATTTTTGGTGGAATCATATACGTTCTATTTCCAAACGTAGTTCCTTGAAGATTTTTACCTGCATCACCAAAATCAACCGCAGATTTTACTACTGTGGATCCAATACCAACAACCAGACCTACTATTCCACCTGATACAAGAAAATCATTACCAAAAGTATTATTTGTTTTTATACCAACACTTCCACCTGTAGTAACGAAAAATCTATTTTCACTAGATTCATTTACCTCTAATGGATTTGTTGCGGAAGATTTATTGAGACTAAGATTAGGTATTGATACATTAGATTCAAATGTTGCTGCAGCACCAACCCTAATATCAGTAAATGTTGATATTCCTGAAGAATCTACATTACCAAATAAATTTCCAGATATATTTCCAGTTAGATTTGCATTTATATTAGTATTTACATTCAGATTTCCTTCAACATACAAATCTGATGAGAAATATGAATTATCTGCGAAGGTAGCTCCACCAGAAACATGCAAATTTTCTGTAGGAAGTGTGATACCTATTCCTAATTTTCCTGTATTGGTAAGTGTCATTAACTCACCACCATTAAATTGTTTATGCCAATGAAAATCACCAGTGTTAACACCAATATTATTAGCATTTAAGTAAAAATTGATATTTCCACTGTCCTCATTTACTAAATCTAGTGATCTTCTTGTGCTATATGGTCTTCCACCAGCTTCATTTCCATATACTAATGATCCAAAATGTGTTGACAGTGAAGAAGCACCACCATCTAATCTTGCGACATTTAATTGCCCATACACTGATGCACCAAGACCAGTTGTCTCTATTTTTTTAACATTATTATTATATAATTCAACACTATCATTAGCATCAGCGACAATTATTTTTTCACCAGTTTCACTGCTTACATCAAAATCTGTTGTTTTAATATCTACTTTACTACCAGAAAATGTAGATACACCTGTTACTTGAAGAGCAGCATCTATGACAACTTGATTATTAAAAGCATCACCTCTTAATGTCAAATCTCCCAATGAAGTATCAACGTAAGTTTGACTCGTAACTCCAACTTGAACTTTATCAATAGTTGCACCAGTTGTTATAGTAACATCATTATTAAATGTACTTACACCAGTTACACCTAAACCACCAGTAGTGATCTCAACTTGTTTCTGAAAAGTAGAGAGACCAGATATATTTACATTATCAAGTTCTGTATGTCCATTTACATCTAATCCATCATTAGCATCAACAAATTTACTAAATGTAGAAAAACCAGATACGTCTAGGTCAGAATCTAAATCTAACAATTTACTAAATGTAGAAAAACCAGATATATTTACATCATCAAGTTCTGCATGTCCGTCTACATCTAATCCATCATTGGCATCAATATCACCAGTAAAAGTAGTTACCCCACTGACAAATAAATTCTTAGTTGTTGTTAATCCACTTATGAATATATCACCATCTGTCACACCAATACCAACACCTAATTTTGGATTACTTCCAACTTGAAGAGAAAATTCAGGATCGTCTGTTTTGATACCAACTTTTGCATCAGTGGTTAGAGCTCCGACATTTTGAACAAATCCATTGGTTGCAATCGCAACAACTCCACCTGCACCTGAGATGCTTCCAGAAAATGAAGTTGCACTTATAATACCAGTTGTGGCATCAATTGTAATATTATTTCCAACAGTTAAAATACCCACAATATCTACATTATTTAATGATGCTATTCCAGAGACTCTTGTGTCTCCAAATACATCCAAAGACTTAGTTGGTTGTGTGGTTCCTATACCAACTAATCCAGACGGACTTATGACAAAATTATCATCATCAACCTGAACACCGTTTCTAAAATTAAAAGACTTTGTATAGTTAGACATTATTTCTTTTTAGTTATTTATTTGATTTTCAAGAGTGTCTACCTTCGCAGATAACTCCTTGATGGCTTCAATTAAAAGTGGAACTATTTTCTCATAATCTACTGCCAAGTATCCACTACTTCTTGTGGTTGTAATACCTGGTAAACCAAGTGCTTCAATTTCTTGTGCAATGACTCCTGTGTGTGAACTTCCGTCAGATTTTTTAGTGTAGGTGTTACCACTAATTGATTTAACTTTTTCAAGTGCCTTTGTTATGGGTGAGATATTATCTTTTAATCTGATGTCAGAAGATTTGAAAGCTGTTATGTCACCAGTTACTTCTAAATCAACGTCTGGTTGATTTACATCACCAATCGTAACTACAGTATCTTGAACTTGAAGTCTCAACTCATTATTATATAAAATCATAACACCATTAGAACCATTATAAAATCGAATTCCATTACTTTGTTGCGTAGATACAATCTGATAATCATTATTTGTAGCAGGTTGTTGAACCTCTAAATTAATAGCACTAGAACCACTTTTCCATCTTTGAATAACGTTATTTGGTGTAGCAGTATTTGTGGCAATAATTGCTGGTATGGTAGCAACAGTACTGGTTGCATTTAATGTGCCAGTGATCGTTGCACCAGTTCCAATTGCTTCTACTCTTACAACTTCATTAGAGTCAACTAATTTTGTTTGATCAATACCAGTAAGGTCTGAACCATCACCAGAGAAATTAGTGGCATACATGGTTCCAAAGACAGTGGCACCAGCACCAAGATGACCAGAACCAAGTGTTGAAAATCTTGTGGTGGTATTATGGTTTAAAGCAACACCAGCTCCTACATGAAATACAGCACTTTCAACACTGGCATCAGTATTAGATATTATGAGTTTATTTTCACTCTGTAAGTATAGGTGTTTGTTGCTTCCACCCGCTGACATTGATCTAATAACATTCGCATCAAAATTAGCATTATTGATATTTGGCTCATGTGCGATTTCTAAATCTCTGTCATTACCAAATTTTAATTTTGCATAATCTGCAAAGTGTGATGTCTTTGCAAATCCAACACCACCAGAGATCAAGAGAGAACCAGTTGTCGGTGAAGTTGAATCTGTTGTATCTTTTAATTTAAGAGGATTCTTAAATTGAACTTCATTATTAAATGTAACAGGACCATCGAATTGTGATAGTGATGTATTTGATCTACCACCCTCAACAACTAGTCTTTCTTTGACTGTAACTTCATCAAATACCACACTTAATCTTGCAGGATCCTCACCAGCAACTGATGGTATTGGAGTATCAAATGTAACCTCTTCACCTGTTAATGATGATTTCTTCTGGTTTCCAATGTAGAAATCACCCTTGTTGTTCATACCTGTGTAAACTACAGCACCACCAGATCTCTCCTGTGACTGTGATAAGAACTCCTCATTTTCTGTAAGAGTCTTAATTTGAACTTGAGGTAATGCAGTCGAATAGTTACCTGGACCATAACCAAGATATTCAAACGTGTGACCAGATGCACGTAGAATAGATGGTCTATGAAATTCAATTGGTATTGGTTTAATTAATTTAACTAATGATCCAGGATCGTGAGTCTGAGTTCTTGTTCCTAAAACACCACGGATTATTTGAAGTTCATCATTGTTATTTCCTATCAAGTTCTCACTCCTGATTCGAACTATCTCATCATCAATTTGTGCATATGATCCATAATTAAATCTACCTGAGATACCAGACTTAGAATTAGTTAATTGAATTATAAGAGTATCTTCATTATTAACTGTACTAAATGTTCCGATACCAACTTCTCCTCCAAATATATCTACACCCCGAATGGAAAGATTCTCGTTTCCTTTTTCAGATACCGCATTATTTGCAGAAAGACCATGTTTTAAAATGTGACCACCACTCACGTCTGGAAGGTCTGTGTTAATTGTGAATGATAAGACACTAATTTTTGATTTAACAGTAAATGTTCCTTGATTAATATTACTTGAATTATTAAATTGGAATTTGTTACCTGCAACTAATCCATGAGGAATTGTACTTGTAATTGTGCCGATACCACCACTTGTTGCTAAATTTGCTGGAATTGAAGGACCAACAATAAATGCATACTGATCTGCGCTAGGTCTTATATCTCCAGTTGCAGTTACAATACCGATTGTATTTTTTGCATTAATAGACGTGAGTCTGTAATAGCTATCATCAGTGGTTGAAGATCCAGTAAACTGAACAACAAGATCACTATTCGCACCTAATTGAGAATCTACAAGAGCATTTGTTCCATCAGAAGTTATTTCTGCTCCACTTCCACCACCTAGTGATGAATTATTAAAATAAGCTCTGTTTCCTGCTTGCCAACCTGCACCCTGATGAGTAATTTCAAAATGACTTACCTCACCACTACCATTTGTTGTAACTGTTGCCAAAGTATCTTGCCAGTTAGAATCATTTTGAGTTCCTGAAGATGAATGAACTTTGACATTATGTGTTGTAATACCAGCAGAGTAACCACTTCCACCTTTAACAATACCTGTTGTTATACCTGATAAATTATGATTTCTTCCAAAGGTTATTACGGATGTGTTTGTTCCATATGCAATACTGGAGATTGTAAGTCCAACACCAATCTTTTCAACAAATTTATCAACAGTTTCTTTTGTTAAACTTCTATCAGGATAGTTTGTTGCGACTTTTCCTAATGGTGTAGCAAGAGCAAATGTCTTAGTTGCTCGTGGATTTTCATTTGCATTGTCTCGATCAACTTGTGGATATAAGTTTACAACATTTTGACTATACTCTAATTCAGAAAATCCTTTACCATCTGTTTGAGTTGGTAATGCATTACTTGCATTCAATGGGAAAGCATGATAAACACCATCTTGTGTTGAATCAATATATTCCGATAAAATTAAATTTCTGTAAAGATAAATGTTTGATTTTAAGTCTGTTCTCTCAAATCTTGGTAGTGACGCAGTTTTAACATTAAAATCATTTGTTACATTGGTTACTAATGATCTACCTGGTGAATATTTAAATGTCATTCCATCAGGGATATCAGAAACTGTAAACGTTCCGTTATAACCACTATTTGCTGTGCCAACAGTATTGTCCGATGATGTTATATTTTTAATAGTAATCGTATCATTGATACTTAAATTATGTGGTTTATCAACAGAAACTGTAACTTTTGCAGTTCCACCATCATAACTCGCACCGTTAATATATCTAAGATTTCGATTAAAATCAAAATCACTTCTTTCTAAATTAGATGTTTGAGTAAAATCTCCATCAGTTCGAACACCTGTATTGCTTGACTCTTGTATTATAAATCCAGTTTCAGGGTTCTTTGATTGTAGTGCTTCTTGTGGAACTGAGAATCTAAATTTATAAATTTTATCATCTAAGTTTCTATTGTCAGAAATTCTAGTTACGAAAGTTGGCTCAGTTTTGGTTTCAGTTACATTTCCTAGATTACTGTAAATTGTATTTCCATCTGCTACAGAATTTACGTTAATAAACCATCCATTTGAGTCAAATTCAATTGGATGTCCAACATCTCCAGATGTTTTATCTGTGACTCGACTTAAAACTCGAAGATTAGAACCATAGTAAACTGATATTGCTTCACCAAGATCAGCGTTTGCTTTTGAAGATGCTAATTTAAATGTGTTAGCATCAATACGAATTACAAAATAAACTACATCCTCTCCTATATTTTCTGGCAATTCTCCTGTATCACTTCGAACAATGACTTTTTCACCAGTTATGAATTGATGACTTACTGAGTTTACTGTTGTGAATACATTTGAAATTGGAGGATTTACTTGATATTCTTTTACACTTGTGATATTTGGATTACCAACAGCATTAGCCATCAAAATTTTAGCTTCTCTGGTAGTTCCATCAATATCTAAAAATAGTTTATCATTTAATTTTGCACCAATTCTAAATCCTTGAGTGAGTGCTGGTGGAGGTGTATCTAATGTTGAAAATCCATTTAGATATAATTTTCTATCATTTGCTTCGCTTAAAGTTAACGTTTTATCAATCGATAACCAATCAATACTTTCTGATGTTTGATTTATTGATTTTGGTGTAATGATATGACTTAAGAAAGCTTTATCATCCTTTCTAAATGCATCCTTCTTAAATCCTTTTGAAACAAGAGCAAATTGCCCAAAGTTAGAGTTAGAGTTTGTGATTGAAGCATCACCACCACTCTCAGCATTGAAATGTTTATAATAACCAATTGCAAACACAGATACAATTTGAAGAACTGCATCATTTGTGATACTAATGTGACATGTTTCCCATTCAGATCGATATATTGCCTCGGAATCTAGATGATATATTTGTGATGGATTAGTTGATGATGAATTTTGAGACAAGTTACTAGTAGTTTCAGTTGGATCTAATTCGATTCCCTCATATCTACCATTTTGTACACTATATTTTACAAATGCACGATCATCTTTTTGAAGTGAAACACCAGTAAATTGTGCGACAACCATCGAACGGAATCCAGTTGCCTTTGATCCATCGGCATGCATACCATTCA